TTGGCTAATTTAAATAATTTACCGTCTCTTAATTTTCCTTTTTTCATACCGTTGGTGTTAGTGTTGTTACGTTTATTTTAACTTCTTCGCCCATTTCTAAAGCATCTGCTATAAGTGGGTAAAATTCCTTATAAGCTGCTGTACTTTGGCTAATCATATTACTTTCTGCATTAGCTTGTTGACCTACTAAAATACACCCAGCAGTATCTTTATCAGTATTACCAATGTGAATTAAAATATATTGAAACTCCATATTTTTAGTGATCAATTTACTATCGGGTGCATTAGAAATTAATAACATACCTTTATGAAAGTCAAATTTATTTTTATACTTGTTGTGAAATCTACCCTCTTTTCTAAATGTTACATCATATAAACCATTCGGGATCCTTGTTTCACCGTACATTTTTTTAGTCCTTCCTTCATCTTCTATAGTAAAACATTTGAATTTACCATTTACCATTAACATACCGTCAGTATAGTTATTAGTCGAATTATACCTAATTAAATCTATTCTCATAATCTTTTTTTAACAAACTTACAAAAATTATTAGTATATTTGTTATTAAAATAAAACAGAAGGTATGAAAAGCGGAAATCCAGTAAAAGATTTAGTAGATAGTAAAGAGTTTAAAGAGTTAGCTCCTTATAAGCAAAAACAACAGTATTATAAATTATTGTCTAAGTTAGGAAGAAGAATTGAGCCTAAAGTAATCACTTCAAATATTTAAATCATGAGCAAAATTAAAGCATCTACCATATTAGGAATTGGGTATATTATACTACCATTCTTAGTATTAGGAACATATAAAATATGGTCATTAGTATATAATTTATTCTTTTAAAAATGGGTACTAGAACCAACACAACCAACACTAATAAAGCAAATCTCTTAAAGGCTTTAGAAGTATCATTGGGCGTTGTTTCTCCAGCTTGTAAAGAGTGTGGAATAGATAGAAGTACTTTTTATGATTATTACAATGATGATGAAGTTTTCTCAAAAGCTGTAGACGAAATAAATAACGTTGCTTTAGACTTTGCTGAAACTTCTTTACATAAACAAATAGAAAACGGTGTACCTAGTTCTACAATGTTCTACTTAAAAACTAAAGGTAAAAATAGAGGGTATATTGAGCGTACCGAGTCAATCAACACCAACAAAAATACTACTACCATTATAGAGTTAGGTAATGGAGTAAAACCTCATGAAGATGATTAATGAAACTATTACCAAAACAGGAAAACGCAGTCTATTATTTAAAGGATGATTCAACTACTGAGGTGCTTTATGGTGGAGCTGCTGGAGGTGGCAAATCTGCACTAGGTTGTTTATGGCTTATAGAAATGAGTCAAAAGTATAAAGGCTCTAGGTGGTTAATGGGGCGTAGTAAATTAAAAACCCTAAAAGAAACAACATTAAATACATTCTTTGACCTTGCCAATGAGTTAGGATTATCTGACCAATTCACATTTAACGCTCAATCAAATACAATCTTTTGGAATAACGGCAGTGAAATAATATTAAAAGATTTATTCCTTTACCCTAGTGATCCTCATTTTGATAGTTTAGGTTCATTAGAGATTACAGGGGCTTTTATAGATGAATGTAATCAATTAGTTTATAAGGGCTGGCAAGTTGTAAAGTCTAGGATTAGGTATAAACTTACAGAATTTGATTTAATACCTAAATTATTAGGTAGTTGTAACCCCGCTAAGAATTGGACTTATAAGAAATTCTATAAACCAGATAAATCAAATGACCTACCAAAACAAAGAAAGTTTATCCAGGCACTACCAACGGATAACCCACATCTACCACAATCTTATTTAGATAGTTTACTTGAATTAGATAAAGCTAGTAAGCAACGATTATATTTTGGTAATTGGGAGTATGATAATGACCCAGCAACTATAATAAGTTATGATAGTATCTTAGCATATTGGAATGGTAACCACGTAACACCTGAAGGTGATCATTATTTAAGTATTGATGTTGCTAGAAAAGGTAAGGATAAAACAGTATTTAGGGTATGGCATGGCTTTGTAGTTGTGCATAGGTATTCAATGGATAAGAGTTTAATAAATGAAATAGTAGATAAAGCTATTCAATTACAACGAGAGTATAAAATAACTAACCAACACACTATAGCAGATGAAGACGGTGTAGGTGGTGGTGTAGTAGATTACTTAGGTTGTGTCGGGTTCGTCAATAATTCACGCGCTTTAATGGGTGAGAATTACGATAACTTAAAAAGTCAATGTAGTATATTAATGGCTAAGAAAATAGAACGTAGGGAAGTTGTCGAATTATGTAATGATGGTGACGTACAAGATGTAACCAGTGAGGAAATGGAGCAAGTAAAGATTAAAGATATTGATAAGGACGGGAAACTAGGCGTAGTGCCAAAAGATAAAGTAAAAGAAATGATCGGACGTTCTCCTGATGAATGGGATTCTATTATGATGAGATACTACTTTGAATTAAAACAAGAGTTTTTTATTGTTTAATTAAATATATTTGTTTATATTTGCCATTATTATGAAAGCAACGGAATTAAGAATAGGGAATTTAACCCAAGATAGTAAAGGTAATTTATTAAAAGTTATAGGTTTAACAGATGACAATATAAGTTATTATGTTGTAGACCGTTCAAAGTTTCCTTTAGAGGTTGGTTGGCAAGCAGAACCAATACCACTAACCGAGGAATGGTTGGTTAAGTTTGGGTTAAATGAGATAAAAGAAAACGACCCACATTTTTCTAACATTTTTGGTAATCCACATTGGATTCAATATCTAGAAAGAATTAAAGGTGTCGTTTTGCATATTGGAGGTGGTGAGCATTTTACAATAGAAAATATTAACCACGTCCACCAATTACAAAACCTAGTACACGCTTTGACTGGTGAGGAATTAACAATTAAATAAATAAAGATGAAAAAAATAATAACAATAGTATCAGTAATAGCATTAACTTCATGTACTAAGTCATGGGTATGCACAATAGAAACAACTACAGAATTAGGAACCATGACACATGAATACGAATTTGAGGGTACTAAATCAGAAATGGAGGAGTTTGAAGAATTAGGCACTAAAACTTATAGCGGTGTTGATCAAGTAACTGAATGTAAATAAAAAAAATACCACTCCATGTTGTTTATTCCAAAAGTTTGATTATATTTGTCACGTATAGCAATGTAACAATTGATGACAAACCATAATTTCTATCATACGACCTTGAAACCTACTATTAATTTAGTGGGTTTTTTGGGTTACAATAATATTCTTTAAATGGGTATAATAAACGAGGCATTTAAAGCACTATTACCGACCGTAACTAAGAGCAACATTAGCTTACAATCACACAATTTATCGGGTTTATTAACTGGTTTTGATAATGGTTATGTAAGTCATAACTCACAAAACGAACAAGAATTAATAAATAAGGGCTACGGTCAAAATGTTACAGTATATTCTATTATAAATAAAATCACAACTACAGGGGCTAATATACCTTTAATAGTTTGGGATAAAGTAAAAGATGAGGAGGTATTTAACGGTAAGGTTTATGAGTCATTACAGCAACCGGCTATTTATAGAGGTGAATTATTATCCACTAAAGAATGGATAGAAACAACTTTAATCTATCAATTAACCGCTGGGAACTTATACCAACGTAAAATAAACTTAGTTAGTCAGAAATATTACGATACTTTGGAGATTATCCCAAGTGGGATTATAGAACCAATAGCCCCTAATAGCTATTTAGCTCCTAATAATGGCTTTAAAGTTATAGATAAGGTAAGACAATTTAAAATAGAGAGTGAAGAATTAAGCCATTTAAAATATATTAATCCTACAATAAACGGTTTGAATACGTTGAAGGGCTTAGCACCATTACAAGCTGGGTTATATTCATTAACTGGATCAACTGATGTGCAAAAGGCATTAAGTGTATTAGTAAAAAACCAAGGTGTAAGAGGTTTATTAACTAATGAATCTAACCGTAATGGTGGTGGTGTTAATTTATCACCTGACCAAGCTAAGGAAGTTAAAAGGCAAACTAATAACATGATTAGTGGAGTCGATAAAGTCAACAGTGTGCAAGTTACATCAGCTAGTTTAAAGTATTTACCTATGGGTATGAGTGCAGCAGACTTAAAACTAATCGAATCAGGTGTTTTAACTGATAGACAATTATGTAATATTTGGAACGTTGATAGTAAGTTATTTAATGATCCATCTAGCTCTACTTTTAACAACCTACAAACAGCTACAAAGGGGATGTATAATAACGCTATACTACCAAGTTTAGCTAAGATAGTAGACGATTACAACCACACTATAGTTAAAGGTATTAACCAAGCTGAGAATACAGATTATGAGGTTAGGATAGATATTAAAAGTATTGAGGCTTTACAGTCTGATCAAAAAGCAGAAGCAGATAAAGACAAGGTTGTTTTAGATGGTTACAACGTAGTAGTTAATATGCCTATTTCAGATGAAGGAAAGGTAAAAATATTAGTAGATACATACGGTATAAGTGAAGAATTAGCGACTACTATAGTAGTTCCCGAAGTAGATGAAACCGCAATAGCTGGTACTGGAAATGATAACGTACAGGTGCAGTCATTAAATGGTGCACAAGTAACATCTATGGTGACTATAGTTCAAGCTGTAGGTGCAGGTGAAATGTCTGTACAGTCGGGAAGGTCTATATTAATAGTCTCATTTGGGTTAAGTCCTGAAGAAGCATCAAGAATATTACCATGATAACAAAAGCACAGAAAATAAAACAGTTATTAGATAAGGAAGGCTTAAGTAAAAAGGCTACTAAATCTATTAAGGATAAAGTAAAAATATTAGAAGCTAATCAAATAATAACTAAATGATAGTTTGCAAAGAATTAAATAAAGAATATAGTACTAAAGCAGAAATGTTTAAGGCTTTACGCGAGAATAAGAGTACTCTTATAGCTCAAAAAAAGATGATCACAAAAGAGTGTGATTCTATATCTATGCCTACAGTAGTTGAAAATACAAAAGGTGAAGTTATAAAAGCCGGTTCTGAAAGTTTAGATGATATTTCTACATTAAAAATGGATTTAATTATTAACACTACTAAATTAATGGATAGCCATAGTGATGTTCATTTAGATGGTATTTGGAATAAATCGGTAAAAGAACAAAAAAACCTTTATTTATTGCAAGAGCATAAAATGACTTTTGCAAATATAATTACTGATAACGTAAAAGCTA